AGAAATTAGAATTACTACAACACAGATCTACAAATGAACGTAGACGTTCTAATAGTCCTTCATTGGATAAAAGATCTACTTCACCACCTGCTAGATTACCTTCTAGAGTACCTTCTAGAGTACCTTCTAGTGTTGCTCCTAGTCCTGCACCTACTAATTCAGCACCAGCAAGTAATGTTCAACGTAATGTGTATGGCGATTATGCAGATGAACAAGTTGGTGGTACATTAGGTGGTATAGTTGGTACTCCTGTACATTCAGATACAAAAGTAAAGAAAGCAGGTAGAAGCAAGAAACCATCTAAAGGCAAAGGATCAAAAGGCAAAGGATCAAAAGGATCTAAAAGAACTAAAGGATCAAAGGATTGTAACAGACCAAAAGGATCGAGAGGATCAAAAAGATCAAAAGAATCAAAAGGATCAAAGGGATCAAAAAAATCAAAAGCAGCACCAAAGAAAACATCTAAAAAGTAAATATTATCTAGTTCATTAAAGTATTTTTAATTTTTCTTTTTGCTTTTATTTCAATTAATAATTCTAATTGATTATTAATATTTGCAAGATTAGTATTATATTTTTGACAAAATTTATTAATAATATCAGTCTTTCTATAAATATATGAAGATTTAGATCTATATAATTTATTTTTTATTTCAAAACAATCTAATTCATCTAAATCGGATTGGTTTAAAAAATATTCATTGATTGCTGTAGTTTTGTACATCATTTTATATTCATCAATATTTGTACAATTTGAACATAAAACTTCATTAAAATATATATTTTTGCGTCCTTTTTTTATTTGACACGATTCACATATAATATTTTTGTTAGAATTCCACAACTCTTCATACGTTTGATTTTTTTTCTTTTTGAAATTATTATCTAAACATAATTTTTCATAGTCAATATCCATTGTATAAATATTTATAAGTGTTTATAAGACTAAAAATCTTTAAATAATTTATTTATTTGAGTAGTTGTATAAAAAATAGTATAATAATTTAAATAAGATGTTTAACAATTATTATACTATCATTTTCAAGAAAATTAATTATAATGTTAATTTAATAATATATCAAAAAAAATGAATACCATAATTTATTTTAATCATCATAATATATCTAATCCAATTGATAAAACCATATTTAATCATTATTATCCGAATAGTTTATTTGAAAATTATAATCCATCGGATATAAATTCTAATAATATATTAACAAATAAAATAGATCAGATAAATATAATTTCGCATACGGAGACACTAAACTGTTTACCATTGTGTTGTTCAACAGTATTTGAATATCCATTTTCAGAGAAAGAATTAATAAAATTATTTGATGCAGAATATATGATGTTTTTAAAGTCGAAATTTTTTAAAAAAAAGTCATTATTAGAATATTTTGATAGATATGGTGTAGTATATTTGAATTATGCATATAAAGAGAAAATAATTCATACTTTAAAGATGATAAATTATTTTATAAAAAATGCACCATTATCAGACAAAATAAAATTCATAACAGAAACAAAAGTTCATAATTTAAATCAATTATTTTTTTCAAATAACGAAACAGAACCAAATGTTTTGTATAAAAAAATATCATTTTCTAATCAAGATATATTTTTACCATTTAACACTTATGCAATAAAAAAGATTGAATATAAATTAAGAACTTTTTGTCAAATTGCTGAGAAATTAGGTGCAGAGAAAATTGTAATAAAATATGACTCACAATTTATATCTGAGAATAATCTAATGCTTAATGCTAAATTTTTATCAGATAATGCAAAAATTAAATTAAGCACAAATACAATAGATAAATTAGATCAAACAATAGATTTAGTATTTCAATATCCTAATAATAACTCTAATATTACACTTAATAAATTTGATGTCATTAATTTAATCGTTAATGAAAGTGAGTTTTTCATTCAAGCTGAGGAATTTGATGCAGATATAGATTTAAAATTTTTGTTAGATGCAAGATGTATAAATTTAATTCAAAAATACAATACAAATTTTGTAATAAATTGTATGAATGAAATAGAAAAGAACATTGTAGCAAAGGTATATGAGTATGGAATAGGTTTAACATACAAAGGCAAGACAACAAGTAATGTTCAAATAAATATTAATATAGATTTTTTAAATATTTATGCTAATCCATCGTGTATAGATGGATCTAATTTGTATATGGAAAAGGAAGGATTTGCACATTTGGTAGGAATAATAAATGAAGAGATTAGATTATTTAGATTAGAATCAAGAATGGATACAATGTATGAGATAGAAATGAAAAAAATTATATATACCAAAATAAATAATTATATTAGATCATATTTTGACTATTTAACAAAACAAAAAATAAATAAAAAAAATATTAAATCAGTTACTAATCAGAATAATATTGATAAATATTCAATATTAATTTATTCTGAAGAAAATGTTGATTTAATGGATGCATATCATTATATAATAGATTTAAATTTTAATGAGAATGAAATTAGAGAACTATTTTATGATTATTTTGATAATAATTTAAATTATTATAATTTTGAACTATTTGTAAATATTTTATCAAAAGGATATAGAAAAAAAATAGATAAATTAACATTTATTTCTCATCAATATCATTTAATTCAAAAACATAAATTTAATGTAATTAATTATATTAGACATTATACAAATCAAATATTTATAAAAATAATAAATATATTAAATTGTCCAGATCATACTAAACTATGTAAATTAAATGACATAAAAGAACCTTTGGTTACTGAATTAAAAAATATAGTGTTGGAAGAATACTTAAAAAATATTAATCTAACAGATGTCATATTTGATTTTATGTTAAAAGATCTAAAATTATTAGATATAATTATGAATATTTTTATAAAATTATTAGATCATCAAAAAGGTTTAATGTTTAATAATAATATTTCTGAATTAATACAAGTAACACAAAAAATAATTTATGATAATAAACATAAAATTAATAAGATGAAACTACAATTAAAAAATAATTTTAACACTGAGTTTTATTATATGGATAATTTTATTCAATCGATTATATATAATGTAATTAATTTAATAGATAAACAATTAAATATTGATTTATTTAAATATGATATAACACAAACAGGCTATCAGACATTTAATAACATTTTACAAAATTTTTATAATAAATATTTATCAGATTACTTAAATCAGTATTTTAATGTATATGATAAAATTGATCAATTAAATTTAAAATTTAAAAATAATATTCCTAGAAATGATATTCCATTATCTAAAATGTATGATAATTATTGTAGAAATAAATTATTTTATACATGGAATGATTTTACTAATACATTAAATGAATTTATTATGATTGATCAATTACCACCAGTTACTAATAAAGATTTAATCCCTATTCCATATTATAGATTAAGTGAACTTATGCAAATTGAAAAATCTGAAAGAGAAAAATTTAAATTAGTTCAAAGTAAAGATTTACAATCAGATACTGATTATTATTATGGCCCATTATATATGCCAGGTCTAACTAAAGAAAATTACAAAAATTTTAATTCTATAGATGCATGCGCTAAATTAGCATTTATTGATATAGATACTAACAGAAAAACTAATATAAATACATCATATAATGATTATATTGATGGAAGACAAGTTAATGTTGCACCAATATCAATACAAGATAATTTAAATAACCAAAATCAGGCATCATATGCTCAGGCACCATATGGCCGATCATCAAATAATCAGGTATCATATGGACGAGCATCATATAATCAGGCTCAGACACAACCATATGTTCAGACACAACCATATGTTCAGACACAACCATATGTTCAGACACAACCATATGTTCAGACACAACCATATGCCAAGATACCACTACATACTCAAATACAACAATATAAACAACCCACTTTAGTTGTACAACCTATGCAGTCAAATATGTGTATATCACAATCTTCACAAAATGTACAAATTCAAACAAAAAATAATATACCAATATCTGTTTTACCATCCGAATTGGTGATTCAAAATTCATTAAACCAAAAAATTGAAGATGATACTCAAACAACTACTCAAACAAATACTCAATCAAATACTCAATCTACAACTCAATCAACAACTCAATCAAATACTATGTCAAATACGCCTCAATATTCACCAAATAACTCACCAAATAACTCACCAAATAACTCACCAAATAACTCACAAAATAATTTACAAACTTTTCCAACTACTTTACCGATTTCTCCAATTACACCAGCTAATCAATCAATTTCTCCAATGACTCCAAATACACCAACAAATACACCTGCATCGCCTACAATATTTGTTGGTGGATTATCTTATAATACAAAATTATTAGAACAAGCAATTAATAAAATAGAAAATGAAAATTATAATGATAATTTATGTTTTAATAAGATTTAATATTATATCATCGATATCTGATGATGATATTTTTTTATCATTATAATTTTCATTTTCTAATTTATTAAAGATATATTTATTTAAACCCTGAATAAATATGTTTTCAATTTCTGCACCACTAAAATTCTCAGTCATCATTGCAATATGATCAATATCAAGATTATCAAAAACAGATTTATTGGAATTAAATTTACAGATATTTAAATTTATGATATCTTTTCTCTGATTTAAATCAGGCAATCCTATATAAATATGACAACCAAATCTACCAGGTCTTAAAACGGCTTTATCTATTTTAGACAGTAAATTAGTAATACCAATAATAATAAAATTATTAGTAGTATTAAGACCATCTAAAATTCCTAGAAATTGGTTAACAATAGAATCTCTAATACCAGAATCGATATTAGTTCCTCTAGAACCTAAAATAGCATCAATTTCATCAATAATAATTAGATGTAAAGGAGAATTATCACCATATGTTGCATTATCGGAGATAGCTTTAGAGAAAAGTTCTCTAATATTTTGTTCAGATTGGCCAAGATATTTATTTAGTAGTTCAGTAGAAGTTAACATTTTAATATTAGAAGATTCACAACCAATAATTTTTCCAATATTTCTAGCGAAAGTGGTTTTACCGGTACCAGGTGGGCCATGTAATATAATACCATTAGATTTTTTCATATGTTGTGAAATAGATTTATCTAATATATTAGTTCTAGAAATTAATACTTCTTTAATAATTTTGTCAATATAAATTTTCATACCTCCCATGTGATTTTCTGTTATTTTTTTATGAAAATTTTTAATATTTTCAATATCTAAATTAATACAAGAAACAGATTTATCAGATATTTCATTATACATAATTGGAATATTTTCTATTGCTTTTTCGATATCGATTATAGTTTCATTTGTAATTGTAGTAAAATAAATATTGTCCTTGCTTAAATTATCAAAATACTCATAATCTATAATTTTATAAGTATAATTTAAATCATCAAACGATAATTCTGAAACTAAACATTTATTAAATAAAAGATCATTTAATTTAGATCGTATATCAGATATTTTTAATTCAGGTGGTATTTTTAGAGATTTATGTTTCTCCGATAATGCTGTTGAAATATCGTTTGGCTGATTCTGATTAAGTTGATTCAGTTGATTCTGATTAAGTTGATTCTGATTGATAGATAATTTAATACTTTTTAAATTGTGTTTAGCAGAATCATGAATTAAAAATAATCCTTTTGATAAATCATATTTATTAATTTTAATGTCACATTCCAAGGAATTACAATTGGAATAGTCTAGTTTAAATTTATTTATTTTTTTATCTGAAAAAATAATCGAATCCTTATTTTTTATCATAGCAATAGTAAATGACATTGTTAAATATTCATTTGTTGACTGATTAACATAATGAATATTAATGATAGAATCAGTATAAAATTCATCAATATCTAATAATTTTTTTTTTAAAATATGATAAACTTCACTATATAAAATAATGGGTTTACTAGATGAGATAATATTAAATAGAATATTTGAATCCGAATTATTTATTGAATATTCATTTACATAAAAAATAAATTTAGTTGATAATATTTTATCGATTACTAGTTTAGATTCTCTAATATTATAATAAGTTGTTGGAGAATTAATATTAAATAGTTTATGCTCTATTTGATTAATTTTAATACTTATATCAAGATTATCTACATTAATTTTGAATTGATGAAAACTATTAACTAAATGAGTATCCAAATATTTACTTAAACTTGTATTAAAATTATTAATATTAATATATTTTGTTATTATTGGTATTGAACATAAATCTATATCCAATATTACAACTACATTATTAATATTAATAGTATTATTTGAAATATAATTTAAGATTACATTAGAATTAATATTAATTTTTGTGTTTGGTCCAATTAAACCACATAAATTATCTGAATTAAATTCAAAAATTAATTCATCAATTAAATCATTTGCATTTATTCCTGATTGAGAAAATTGATATTTTATGGTAATCTTTTCCGAATTAATAATTTGATTTCTTAAACAATCTAAATTTAAATTATTTAGTTTTATTATATTATTAATAGTAGTATTTGTGATAGAAACTATTTCTATAGTTTTTAATTCAACTTCAGATTGGTTATTATATTCAAAGATATAATCTTCGGCAAAACCAGGTTTAGAATATAATAGA